TAATATATAGGAATAAATGTAGTAAATTCAGTGTAACGATTAACAATACGTTCAGCTACTGCATATTCATCTTGTTCTTTGGTAATTTTAAATGCTTTATCTTCGCCATCAATTTCATATACACGGCCATTATCTCCCGCGCCTATTAATTTGAATTGTTTGTTTTTTATTTTAGTTAAACAACGATCTAGATCTGATTCGTTCATTTCTTGTAATAAATGTTTTAATCGTATCATCATTATCCTTTAAATGAAATATTTTTATCTAAATCAATACGAACTAAAAAATTCATATCAACATCGTTGCGTTTTTTAATTGGCTGAGCTAATTTACCGATTGCTAACAATCTACCAAAGTCATCATACAATCCAATCGTTGTTATATATGGCGCAAAGGTACTGCTACTAACGAAAGGCTGATATGTTTGATCATCATCTTTCGTTAGTGTTAAATTAGTTGACATATTAAAGTCACTTAAATCTAATCTAGTAATTATTCCTAATTCATAAATTGATACTGTACTTTTATAACTAGCAGTATATGGAGAAGCTAAAATATTATCATAACGATAATCAGGTGATGAAATAACAACAAGGCCTTGTTTATTAAAAACGGTACCTACATTTTGTGTTTGTAAAAATGTTCCACCTTCAGCACGGTTATTTAAAGAACTTATATTGCTAGTTGACAGCGCCTTATTAAAGATTCTAACTTCATCTAAATAACCTTGTAGATTTGAGCTTTGGGTAGTAAATCCGCCTATATACAAGTCTTGTGCATTGTCTATTCGTGCTGACGCAGAGAAAGGTGACAATGTATTAATTAATAATGTATTAGTTACAGATGAATGCAATGTACCATTAATATACATTTGTAATGCACTACCGGTTTTTTGACAAACTACGTGAGTCCAAGATGATGAAACTGCATATGATGATGTAATTTCAGCTTTAAATGAAGTACTACCAGCAGCAGAGAATACAATTTGTTTACTACCGCTTAATTCAACTTTAAATGGATATGATGGTTGTAAACTGCTAGATGCTTTTGTTAATATCAATTGATTGCTAGTACCAATATTTGAACTACTTATATAAAATGAAATTGAATAATCATGATCGCGATCATATAAGCCATCCAAGTTACTTGATATAAATCCTGTTGAATTAAATTTTGCAGCATAACCAATTGGCTTTTTTAAACCATTAGACGATGTTACTCCTGGTATATATTCAACACCTGAAGATTTATATTTAATTCTGCTTGTATCAAAATATTCATTGAAGCCTTCATAGAATTTAACACCCGTTACAATTGAAGCAGTATCATAAGCTGTTTCATAAACATTACCATATGTGTCAGCTGATAAATTTATTGAACCTGTAAATGAAAATGATTTTGGTTTTATTCCTTCTCCGATTTTAATTTGCGGAAAAGATAATATCGATGCACTTTGATACAAGTATTTTTTTGTTGTATTTAAATTAGTAGCACCATATGTTTTTGATGGCTGATCTTTATACTTATAAAATAAATGATTGATAGAAAAATACGTTACAACTTGCAAACTGCCGTCAACATTCTTTAAATCATTGAATGTAAGTTCACTACCCAAAGCCGGCAAATAATCAGTATCACTATAAATTGCATTTAATGGTAATACGCTACCCGTGCTACTTCCAGATAATACAGTCCAAGATTTATATGCACGGAACGGATTAACCGTAACATCCGTTTTGTCTATTTTTTTAAAGACAGCTGGATATACGCCTTGATATATTTCTTGTTGTGTTATTCTTGATTCTGCCATTTCAGTAAAAACCCTGCTACATTTATAATAAATATAACAGGGCTTAAATCAGTGTATTATTTTAGAAATCTAATTTAACTCTTATAAGAGCTTCTCTTTGGAATGATTTCAATAATGGTTTAGACAATTTAGAAACTGCTAATAATTCTTGACGATCATTATATAATCCTACCGTAGTAATATATGTTTTAGGATCACCAACAAATGTTGATTGTGCTATTTGACCAACACTACCAGTTACATAAGATGGATTATTTGAGAAATTATATTCTGCATTTTTAATTCTTACAAAATAATGTGTGCTAGTAACTTTTTCTGAATTACGTGCTTGGAAACCAAATGGATCCGATGTTTCAGGATCGGTAAAGAAAGACGAACCAGAGATTGAAGCAAACAATACAAAATGATTATTACCTTCAACACTAGAACTTACATTTGTTCTAAATCCTAATTGTTGATCCAACATTTTTCCATCTAAAATTAGTGTTCCATAATCAGGATAAACTAATCCATAATATCTTGGTGCGGTTGGACTATGAACTCCACTATTAATAGATCCAGATACAATATTATATACTTTACCAGCACCAACGATTGTTGGACTAGCAATTGTAGAATCATCAATCAATTTAAATACACCACTACCTGTAACTACAGATCCCGTTGCATTTTGTGCTCTAGAAGTAATTTTAATTAATGGAAGTTCCCAATTACCTGCATCTAATTTTTCTTTTATTCTGTTACGTTTAAAATTGATAACATAAATATAATCAGTTGAACCAGATCCTGCTGTCGTAAAACGAGTATCGGTAGGATTAAGTAAAAGTTGACGATATTGTGAATAAATTGCTTTTGATGGAGAATCATTAAGTTGACCTTGTGAATCAGATCCACTTCCTGCTGCATGGCCAAATGCTAATGAAAATTGTACAGCTGACCCATCAGTTGCTGGGTTTGACTGATGTACATCGATATAATATCTACGTTGTGATTGAGTTTCAACAGACGATGTAAAAAATGTAGTTAAACTTGCAACATTGTCGGTCCAAACACCGCCAGTAACAATTTCTGTTTGATTTGAAACAATATCATTAGCTAAGTCAAATTTTGTATACGTTCTACCATTTCTAGATAAAACTGATGCTTGTTGCATTTCTGCAACCATTTGATTTGCTAACTGCTGTGCTAGTTGTTGTACTTGTTCATTGATAACTGCGGTAGCTTGATTAGCAGGTGCCGGCGCCGGCGTTGTTCTTGCTGCAGCTGCTTGAGCTACTAATCCTGCAGGGGCTGTTATACGTGTGGGTGTTCCACCTTGACGCGGTTGTTGTTTTAACGTTTCAATGAATTGATTCATTTTCATATTTTTATCCATTTGTTGTTGCCGTAGTTACTTTTTTAACTGTTAAATTAATTGTTACACTACCGCCGGTTTCATTACCAATAATAGTAATAGTTGCAGTTTTATCTTCAATCATTTGTGTTTTCGCAACAATACGGAATTCAAATCCTGCCACTGCAACACTTTGTGCATCTTCATTATCTCCAATGAAACGCGGTGTTGTTGGTAATATTGAATTTTGTAATGCTCTTGTTACTGTAATATCCGCAACCGTTGAATCAGAAAGAATTGCACTATATCCTAAATTGCTATTTCCGCCTTGGAAATTACTTGTATTAGGAGAAATAATTGCACTATTACCTGGAGCAGCTAGTGTAATCGATGTATTTCCTACATTAATTACCGGAATATTAGTTGTTTGTTTTGGCAATGTAATTAATTTATATTTTAATGCCTGTGTTTCATCGGGAATAGCTTCAGTGATTGGCATATTCTCAATAATAGTTCCGTAATAATTTGTTCCTAGCGGATGATCTGGATTCCATAATGAATAATCAATTTCATCATCGCCTACAGCAAATTGTGTAATATTAAATGAATTTCCACCTTTTGCTAAAAGTTCACGACCTTTTAATGTTAATATAGCGTCAATCGTTACGCTGGTATTATCTAAATATCCCATAATGTTTTTACCTTATTTTATATAAATATACATAGTTAAAATTTTAATATTAAACTAAAACAAAACTACCTTGATCACCATATGTTTGATAAACCAATTGATTTGGATTAGCCGATCGCCATTCAACTGTAGGACCGCCATCAATTGTTTGTGTAGAATTAACATTAAATGCTGGTGAATTTAATTTACATCCATTATAACGTTGATTCCCAATTCCTGTAGGTAAATAATCCTGAAAATCAACACGGCTTCCTGAAAATCTTGTTAAATTACTAGGTATATTTCCATTACCTCTAACTCCACTACTAGTTCCTGCACCAGATGCTGTTAAGAACGTTGTTGGTTTTGCTAATCTTTCCATAGAATAAATACCTGTCAACAAAACAGGTAATTCGCCTTCACTCATCCAATATGGTGTAGATGCTGTTATCCATGTGCTCCCAGAATGCAATAAGTATTTATATGAGTATGGAGTACCATCATATTTATCTGACGTTGAAGCAGTTAAATACATTTGCAATTGATCATCATCTATTGCAGATAATGTTAAAATTTTATCACTTATACTTCCGGTGTATTGCAAATAATCGCTCGTCAATACCGGTTTCATATTGGCTAATGATGCAGAATATGATGAATCGAATTTTTGTATATTGGGTAATATAGTAGCTTTACTACGTTCTAATATATTTGGTTGTATTAATAATCCAGTTAACTTATCTGTTCTTGCCGGCAACAATTGTTCTAATTGTCGGAAGAATGATAAATCAAACATTGCAAAGATAGAAATATATGCATTTATATCATTGCTATCTGAATATTTTTTCCAATAGCTATTTGCTGCTTGTATTAGTTTTGGATATGAATTAGACTCAGTTTGACCCGGGTCGCCAATATATTGATCTAATTCAGTGAATCCTAATTGTGCAATGATATCTTCATTAATCATTGTTTGCGGAGAAAAATATACGCCTAATTTCTTACTATCCACCGGTGCTTTATCATATTGACTTTGCTCAGCTCTAGTTTTAATGTCTAATGTGCCAACTAGTTCATTATCTTCTAAACGAATTTTATTATCATCAAATGTACCAGCGCCTAATGAAATTGCATCATAATAATATGTTTCTTCAATTGAATCATATGGAGTTGAAGATGACCAATTAGTGAATGATGCTGAAATTGCAGATGCTTTAGGTTGAACACCGAATAATGACCCGGTGTTATTGTGATTTATTTTTTGAGTTAATGGTAAACGGAATATTAATTCGTTATATGGATCAGCACTATTATATGCACCGGGTGCTTTAACGTGATTATTAAAATATGATTGATTTAGTTCAACATTCCATAAGCGTAGTTCTTGTAGTTGACCTTTTAATCTATCGTATCCAAACGAAGAGCCTAGATATATAGTTCCAGGACCAGATGGAATAGTATCACCTGATGCAGTTGTTGAAGTTTCTGCAATAATTTTTCCGTATTTAGATCGTTTAACTGTTGCAAATAAATTACCGCTGCGCTCTGTAATTAATACAGATAGCCAGCCACCATCAAACATTTCGATCGGGTCTGTTGTATTACCATTTAAAGATAAAATACCTTTTGTTCCTGATGTAAATTCAATGTTAACATTGAGTCCGCTGCCATCTTGAATTTGTATTAATTCCATAGATGATGGCATAGTCGGATTAGTAATTACATTGTCCGTACGAAATCGTAATTCGATACTTTTCGGTGTTGTTTGATATGGAATTTCAACAACACCTGTAGTTGTTCCTATAAAATCTAAAGCATAATCAAAATTCAATTTTTCATATACAGGAGCTCGATCAATTCTAGGTCCACCATATTCATTGATTGAAATCATTGATTGTGGAATACCATAACAAGATAGTAATGCCTGAATACTTCGTTTAGTACCTTTTGACTTTAATAGTAATGGCAAATTATTAACAATTCGTCTCCAAATTGTATATGTCATTTCACGGCCTGGTACCGATTCATACCCAACTGAATTAGATCCAGTTAATGGTGAACCTGCTTCATTTGTTCCTAAAACATATTGCCAAAGGTCTTGTGATTGATTACCATCAGTTAAGTTCCAACCAAATTGTTTTGCTACTGAATATAACAATTCATTTGGCATTCCTAATTTAGGATTTTCTTCACGTTTGTTAATTTGAGTCATATGATTAATGTACGTGTACAAAATATCATAATGATGTCCTAGCATGTTAACAAATGTAGTTATACCATCACTAGTAGCATCATATCTAATAAATTCTGGTACACCGTATATTAATGCATTATAATTTAATGTATCATACAATGACGCAGATGTTAATAAACTATCATACCATGTTGTAAACAAACTACTAGAAACTGGAGCTAATGCATATGGCCTAGTAGTGTTTAATTTTGGTACAGGCGTAACAAAACTACCTGTTAACGTTGTTACATGTGCATATTGATTTGATATATTATTTGTTGTTAATTTAGATGAAGATTCATAATACAAATATTGTTCAAAGGCATCGAAGCCTCCGATTAAATTGTTTTTATTTGTAG